CGGCAGCGCTTTTATTAAATATCCGAGCAAGGGATCTAAAGCCATTGTTATTAGGCTTTGATGGTGTGGCTTTGTAGCCGATACCTCTACGCGCCTCTGAAGCGCTGTAGGCAGGAAAGTAGCCATTACCTGAGCCCCAGCCGCTCAGCGGTGCAGATGCAGGTATAAAGCCTCGAGCCTTAACGGTGATGGGACGTAAGATCGCTGCTAACTCTTTTTGGGTTTCTTTAGCTAGATCAGGAGAAAATTGCCTTAAGGCTTTTCTAAGAGCGACCGCGCCTTTTACCTCTACTGGCATTTTCGACCTCCTTAGCCTCATCCTTAAGCCCTTGCACTAATGCATCGAGCATATTTTTATCAAGATCCAAAAGCGCCTGTGGCGCGATCCCTAGTCTTATGCTTAATCTCGCAATTAAGTAAGTAAAAGGGAGATCGCGCTTTAGGCTAAAGGGTCGCTGTCCTCCACGGTTACGCTTTTCAGCGTATCGATAAAGGCCTCACCGTAAGGTTTTGGCGCTTCCCCTGCACGTTTTGTAATTTCCCAAGCTAAGTAGTAGACCATCGATTGCATCTCTTGCTCTCTAAACGCACGATGAAAACCGATCTTGTAAAATTGCTCAAAGGCATACTCCACGCTAGGCGTGATTTCTCCTACAAGCTCGGTCCCATCATTACGTACGATCTTTAATTTAGCCATTTTTGCCCCTTAGTTAGTTAGTTAGATTTACCATGTACCGGTTGATGCAATAGCTGTTTTGGAGTTACAGGTAAACGTAAGATCCATCATGCCCTCATCAGCTACAGCGCCGTTAAGTGGAGTTAGGTTGTCGATCAAGATTGTGCCGCTGTATAAAACGTTAGTAGCAGATACGGCAGCTGTGTAATCTTGGATAGCCTTAAACGGGATAGTAGTACCGTATGCAGCTTGTAGCGTTGCCAAGATAGAGCCTGCCGCTGTGTCGTTAAGTAGTGTCACGGTAATCGTGTCAGCTGAGAGCCCAGTTACAAATTGATGAGATGTCGAGCCCATCGCTGTGACCTCGATCTGGTCGCTCTGTTGCGTTAAAGTAAAATTTGTTACGTGATCTGTAAAATCTACAGGTGTTGAGCCGACCTTAAAGCCGACCTTATTATTTAGAAAAATTGCCACGATTTAGTCCTCGTCTTTCTTGGCTGTTGGTTTTGGTTTTGGTGTTTCGATCTGACCTATCTTTATAAGAAAAGCCAGCTCCTCAGGTGTTAGGTCCATCGTTTAGCTCCAGCTCGTTAGGGTTGATATGGAAAAATCAGCGGTTAAAAGGGATCCACTTTGTACCTCTAGTACGGATGGAGCACTCATAGCGCCAACATTCATTTTTATACTTGAGGCGGCGAGCTTGTTAAATACAGCTACAGCCATCGTCTCGATACCGTTAAGGTTTCCCTCATTGTCAAACATGGGCACCGTCATAATAATCTTTAGGTTAGCCATAGGCGAGATAGCCGCATAAGTGTTATTACTCGGAGTTATGTAATTATCTGCCGGTGCCACGATCACGCTATTAGCGATTATGGTAGCCGGTGGAAAACTAAAAGTATTCCAAACGTTAGGGTTATCAAGAGCGGCAGCTAGTGAGGCTCTTAGAGTAGTAATAGGTGCTGGCATTATCCGACCATCGTATTAGGGTTGGTGTATCCGGCTATGAGCCCACGGATTTTGCCGATCATGCTATTTCCCATTCTGTATGGGCTTGGACTAAATCCGTCTACCGATACGCCGCCGGTTTGGCTAACCTGCCGGGCTTGAAAAATATCTACGGCCAAGATCATGGCTGCCTCGCGTACGGCTGGGGTAGTGGCATAAGTATTAGTTTTTAGATCAGCGCCAACGGCTGAGCCATAAGGCAAGATACGGAAAAAATTAACGTTAGCGGCTGTCTTAGAAAATTGGATAAAGCTGTAACCCTGTGGCCAATTCCAAGCGTATGTATTCCATGAGATCGGAGGTAATACATTAGTGCCGCCTGCGCTCCATGGGACGGTGCCGGTAACTGTATAAGTACCGTTAAAGGTTGAGCCGCATCCACTCAAGGTTATGCTCTGGCCTGTAGTAAAAATAGCCGGGTTAGCGATCATTACAGTAGCTACGTTATTTTGTAGCGCTGCTCCTACTACCGGGGCAGAGTCAAACCATAAATATTGATTGAGTAAATCTTGAGCAGCTTGGCAGCACGTCTCTACGATGTCTGAGCTATACAAATTTTCGATACCCAAATTTGCCCGTAGCTCGGCTTCGGTTACGTATGTCGCTGGCACTTATTTACTCCTTTACTTAATAGGGCCGGTAGGGCTCAAAGGGCTAAGAGCCCTACCGACTATTAGGGTTTTAGCTTATGCCTTTAGATATCTGACGATACCGTTAGGCATTTTGGCGATTGTTGCCATAAAACCGTAGATCGCGACCTGTACCTGCAAATTGCTTACTACGTTTACGCTCATGTAAGCCTGTGGGCTGCGATAAACGGTAAACGCTTCAGGTGCCAAAATTAACGCGGATGAGTCATCTACTGTTGTTTCAGTAAAGTTTTTATCTACGTATAGATCAAGGCCTAGCACGTTACCGCGGATGCTTTGAGGGCCTACCTGTCCGGCCGCGTTCATCGGCTGAATTGCATTATATATAGGCCTCTTTGTGGTATCGGTTGCGCCCATTAGTAGCTGCCATTGTGCGGCATTTCCTACGTAATTTTGTGCAAAATAACCTGTGTTTTTGTAAACGGCAGCAGCAGCTTGTGATGTAAATGCGATAACTCCATCACTATCAGCTGTAGTAGGTGTTGAGCCTGTGCTAGCTGTAAGTAAAGCATTTAATACAGCTGTGTCGATTGTAGTTAGATACGCATTTTGTAGCTGTTGAGTTAATTCAGCATAAAAATTTGGATCTGATCTTTCGAGGAGCTCAACGGATATGGTGCCCATGCCGCTGTACTTAGATACGGTGCCAGACAAATACGCGGTCTGCATATCTGTATTAGATACCGCGCCGTTTTCTGCCTCTACTGTAACAGTAGGTGCTACGCCTGTACCACCGCCGGCTGAGGTAACGAGTGCCGGGACTTGGATCGTCATGCCCTGTGAGGGCAATACCCCCTGAGAGCACGCATCAATGGCCGGGGTACCAAAACGAGTATTGGTTACAAATTCTTGTAGATACTGTGTTGGATTAAATGCAGGGTTTGTAGAAAAATCATCCGCTGCGGTTACGTATAGCTTTGAGTCATCGTTGCCAAGAGCAGCTTTGATTTTGTGCTCTGTGTAAGTTGCCATTGAAACAATAGGCGTACGGACTCGCTGAGAGTCTAGTACAGATGGACGGATGATCTTACGAGCGGCCTCGACCTTTTCAGCCTCGACCGGTGTATCTACCGGAGTCTCCTCCGGTGTATTTTCTGGGGCTGTAGTCACAGCTTCCTCGCTTTCGGTTTCTGTTTCGATCTCTACGATAGTCGTAGAAATAGTTGTAGTTTTTTCTTTTGTGCTAGTTGCAGCTTCAATAGCAGCTCTCGCCGCCATAATCTCCTCGACACCTGCGCTTCTAAAGGCCGCGCTTTCGACAAGGCTAACCTCCTTGAGGACCGCAGCCGTGATGAGCAGGTAATCTCCCATCGGCTTAGAGGCCGTTACATCGACCCCTACGGATAAGCCAGACACTAGATTTTCCTGAGCTAGTACGAGCGCATCTTGTCCTCGAGTGCTACTCGAAAGCTTAAACGATCCGTATACGCCCTCTGTAGAGTCGCTTGAGCTAATCATGCGGCCCACCGGCTTATCCTGTTGGTGCTGCGATAGTAATTTTATTTTAGTTGGATCTGCAATAGCGATAGATCCTCGCTCAAATACCACTGGCCCAGCTGAGGTATGTCCGATCTCGCCGTATGGCGCAATAAGCCCCGATACGATCCGGCGCTCTGTATCTGCTGCCTGTATTTCTTGACTAAACGTTAGTAGCACTTGCATCTCCTAGCGGTGTTAGTTGCTCCATTTGTCGTGCTTGATTTACATCAATTAAATCTAGGTTTAGCATCTTTTCGATAATATCTAAACGCTCTCTTGCATCTGCACGTAAAAACGAGTCATCGACCGCAAAACGTACCTGATTTTGCGAGTTAGTAATATCATTCATTGAAAGACGATCCTCGATTGCACAAATATAAGGCTGTAGTGAATACGCCATAAATTCTTTACGACCGTCTAATATATTTTGGTAAGTCATACTGTTATTCATATCGGCAGAAATATAATAGGCAGGTACATTCATAGCGCGCGCGATCTCTGTAGCTAAGTATTGAGATGCCTCGTTGTACATCATATCTTTAGGACTAAACCCGATATTTTCTACGCTAAGAGTGCTAGTTAAATATGCTGTAGATCGTGATGCGCGTGATGCTTTCCATGAAGCTAGTAAACCTTGGACTTGAGACTCAGGTAAATCAGCGCCGTTATTTTTTAATACTGTAGTGGCCATTGGTGTAGCTGCACTTACAGCGCTTGCTCTTTGTATATCAAAAGCAGCTTTAATAGTAGTTCCAGCTGTATCTAATACCCCAGGAGTCAAACCTTGGAAAGTAACAAGAGATCCAATACCGCCCATAGGTACTTTAATACCATCGACAAAATAATCCTCAATCTCTGTACCAAATTTATTTGTAGTAAAGGTAACTCGGTTATTTGCTACCCACTCAAAACCTGAGGGACGGCCATCATCTGCATACAAAGAATTTACGCGCCAGTAAGCGCATCCGTAAAATATAAGTGAGTCCACCGTAGCTGCAATAGTTACGCTGCGAGGTTGTCGCTGATCGGGTTGCTCTAACCAAACCGGAGATCCTAATTTTTCTCCTGTTGATTTTTTATACAAGGCGAGATCGATCCCGGAAATAACTCCAGCTATTAAATTACGACAACGTGCAACACTAGCGACCTGCAAAGCAAAATTACGATCTATTCCGCTTGTGTTATATCCAGCGATAGACCCGGTGTTATATGAGCCATAACCGTATTGTGTAGACATAACGGCAGGGGCATATTGAGCCTCAATAGTCGGCTTTTCGGCTGACTTAAACCCTAGAGTTTGGAGTATTCCCATGAGAGGGATTTTCTCAAATTGTCAAGGATAAAATCAGGTAATAGGCGGCGTGTCTCTATACGTAAACTTTAGCCTCACCCATGGGCTGAGTAAGTATATGGACGATAAAAGATAAATTTATAGCTATATCTACCGGGCCGGCTGATTTTCTACGGATGATACGCCACGATGAGTCGGACTCTTTAGCTGCACAATTAGCCATATGGCTGACGAGCTGATCCTGCCCCGAGTGCACGATCCGCTTATTAGCCAGCGCCTCATAGAGGTCCCCGGATGCCTGATACCCCTTTTGCCCTGATATGTCGGTGATCTGTATGCCATTAGACTCGAGGCGTTTGGCGATTGAGGCTGTGGTGTATTTGTCGTACGCCACTTGCCGAGGAAAATAAATTTTGGCCCATTTGGCTATAGCATTAGCTACAAATAACTCATCGATGGATACGTCCGAATGAAAGATCTCAAGGACCGCTACGCCTATACGGCCATCCTCGAGGACTTGTCCCATACATAACGAGCCGTCTCTACGGCTAGGGCTAACGTCAAACGCAAATATGGTAAGAGGTCCCACCGACAATTTTAGATCCTTGTCA